TCAGTTGTTGATTAATACCGGATTCTTCAACTCCGAAATGTTTCAACAAAAATTCTAAATCAGGATGTCCTCTATGAAAGGCAGTATCAATACATTCCCGAACAATCAACTCGGCGAACTTTTGTTCATCAAGAACTAGTTTTCCTATATCGGTTCCAGTTCCGTCAAATTTTCTGATTGTGGCCTGTTTAGCAAGTTCTTTAATTTTGTTGTTCATGTTCCTTGCTCAGTGTTACTGTAGCTTTTAGTTGTTGTTCTGCTCGTAATGCGGCTTCTTTGGCTTTATTTAGGTTTTCTTTAGCTATTTTAACAGCAGGATGGTCGTCTTGTAAAGATTCGATCATCCTATCTTCTTCCATTTTACGTCTAGCCCACAGTAAAATAGATTCAGCTTCTGGAGTCAAACTAACGCTTGCATAACTTGATTCTAGGGTTTTCCAAACAGAACCGTCATTAACTTCCATACAGTTCATATTAGGATTCCATCTCAACATGCCGGCACCTGCAGAACCAGGGGATATGTAAGTACTACTTACTGTTCCGCCTGATACTGTTATAAAACTACCTTGAGCGTTAATACCTTTAATCATTATTAAGCCTGAGCTGGAATGATATATTTGTAAGTTGCCAAGCCGCTGTCTAAAGCGATCTGCATGGCACCGTCATTACTGATACTTAATTTGCAATTATTAGCATCTGCGATTTTCAAGATGCTCAACACTTGCTGAACTGGCCATGTCCACGCTTTGTTCAATGTACCAGCAACACCTGTAGCAAATACGAACTCGCCGCCGTGTGTGCTTTGATCACCAAATACAAACTTTAGATTACCATTTTCAGTTTTAGTTAAAAATGTTGTGTGTTCTGCGTTTGCTTGTGCTTGATAGTTAAAACGTTGGATTGCGGCAACAGTTGGATCAACCTCAACCTGCCAATTAACTCCACGGAACTTAACAGTCTTTAACTTTTCGTTGATGATTTCTGTGTTCATGAAACGATAGTCGTTCTTGAAGTCACCTGCGGCATTCTCAAAGTGTAAGCCTACTGGAATTGTATCGCCGTTACGCTGTGCTGTAACAACATCAATTGAAGCATTCTCTTTATACTCTGGACAGTCTAAATGAATTTTCAACTTGTTAAGTTGTGGCATACCAAATACACCAATCATTTCTGGAACTGGTCCGCTTACTTCACCGTATAGGATCACTGAACGGTCATCAGCCATTGAGTCAAGTTTAGTTGATGTTTCGTCGCCTGTGACTTTTACAATGTTTAAGAAACCCAAGTTATGGGTATGTGTTACTACGTCTTTTAATAGGTCTAGCATTTAGATCTCCTTTGTATTATTATATTTAGAAAATGAAAGAAAGTCAATGAAATTTCTTTACTCGAAACTGAATAAACTACCAAAAGTATTTTCTTGTGTAGTTGATTCCAAATCCCACTCAAGCACTCCGATTAGGTTTTCCAACTTATTGTTAATAATAGTTGTTTCCATTTCAGAATGATCAAATGGTAATTCCTGGAACCATTTAGGTAAACGCATTTCGTCTACTGGATACGCAACGCTGGTATAACCTAAAGGATTGTCTTTTACCTTACATACGATAACTTTCATACCGTCAACAATCTGTTGGCTGTATTTGTCGCCGTGCATACGTTTCAAGGTATTCCAATTGATACTTGCACGAACATGTCCAGGCATGTTAGCTTTGCCAAATTTCTTTTCTTTGGCTTCGTAGTCAGTGATGTTGTTAGCACGTTTTGGTGAACCTTTTTCCCAACCTGGTCGAGATTTAAATTCAGTGCGGAACTCACTAATACGATCTAGAATTTCTTCTTCTTGGCTACCGTTCAAAACCTTTTCTAAGATTTCACTTAAAAAGTTCTGCATAAATTCTGGAGTATCTGAACGTTTCAAATCTAAGCCCATAGCTTTGATCTTACCTGGCTTACCTTCTACGTCCTGGCGCTTGCCTTCTTTATCGTAATAAAGAACAGCATAACGTTTCTTAGTAATGAACAAGCCTTTGATAGCAACAATCTCACGACCTGCTTTGATAACTTCGCCACGTGTCTTTGGACAGTGGAAACTATCTAACATGAACTGAGGGAATGTAGCATTTACTTCATCGCTAATTTGATCATACAGTTGGATAACAGTATCTTTATTCCAAGGAATGAGTCCTTTTTGGATATCATTCTTTAGTACAGGCCACGCACTGAAATATACAGAGTCAGTGTCACCATAGATAATGCTCTTACCAATATAGTCGTATTCACCTGCTACATACTCATTTACTTTTGCGGCCATATGGCGAGCAATTCTGCGCCCTGTAAGAGTTGTGGATTGGCCAATACGCTTATCAAAGAACCTACAACCAGGGTTAAGAATAGCACCGTATAGACTGTTAAGATTAATTTTCTTAACAAGCTGTCGCTTATCCCAATATTCTTCTTCAATTTTATTCTCCGCTTTAATTGCTTCTTTTAATTTGGCCTGCATTTCTTTACGTTCAGCATACCAACGTTTTAGTAAACCAGGAATAATACCTTCTTTTTCATAAGTGAAAATTGTACCGTTGGCCGATAACATCCAAGGTTGATTACTTTCAAATATTACATCATTGATCTGGGCACCACTTAACACATCAGTTGATCCATCTTCCCAATCAACAATAATGTCATGACTAATGTCTTTGTTCATCACAAATTCGTATTCATTAGTTCCGAACTTACCTTCCCAAGCAGCTGCGAAGCTGGCACCTTTAGCCATCTTGGCTTCAATTTCTTCTTTGGTATAATCTGGACGTAACTGACCAACGATAGTTTCTGGACCCATGTTAAGGGCACGAATCGCTGATGGATACAGTGAATTAATATCCATTGAACCAATCCAGTCATGTAATCCTTTCTTAGGAGACGCAACATACGCACCAGCCGCTTGGTTATCTGCGGTGTCATCTCTGCGTGGACGACTTGGAACAATAAAGCCTTTACTATGGGCTTCATTAATAATAGCCTGCTCAGTTACCGCAACAGCACCCATCGTTGTTTGTAGCAATACTGTACATTCATGAGCCAGTGTGTTTGCTAGATCAATAAATTTTAATTTCTTATCTAGATCATCAAGAAGTTGACAGTCATTGATGTTATATTCAATAAACTTTTTAAAGTCATTGTTGTATAACTGATCTAGTGTACCTTCATATTGTGTCTTGCGTTGACCTAATTCATATTCTGCGATAGCATCCAAACGATAACTGTGTCTTTCTTCATAGGTATACTTGCGATACAGTTCAAGACTATCTAAGTGTACACGACCTACTAAATCGTAAGTAACAGCGTTCTTACCAAACTTTTCGTATTCACGTTTCTTAGGAAATTGATCCCATAAACAAAAACGTCTAGTATCTTCTTTAGAGAGAACCTTAGTTACACGATTAACGGTGTACGGGATATCAAAGCCCTCTGAGTTCCAACCACTAATAACATCTGCGTCATCGATCAACTGTAAGAATGTTTCTAACAGTTCTGCTTCAGTTTCAAACAAATGTGTATTAGGAAAATCTTTAACAAGTTCTGTGGCCTGTGCCATTGTTAAAGTCTTTGGTGGAAGTGCCAAACATACCATAGTATCTAACCATTGTAGTTTTACAGCGATCGCTGTAATTGGCATGAACGCATCTTCTGGACTTGCATATCCACGCTCTGGATCAAAGTCCACCTCAATATCGAAAAAGGCTACGTTTAGTTTTGGAGCATCTTTGTTTAGATAGTTTTCTTCTAGTGTACGGAAAACAGCATTGATGTCCGACTCATATAACTTGTGACCGCTATGAATCTTTTGTTCTTTGATAAACTCTTTCCAATTCTTGCAGGTAACTTTGGAAAGTTGCTCACCATAAATTGATGTGTACTTACCTCGTTGGTCTGGGTAATAGAAAGTATAACGTGCGGGGAATTCTTGGAATATGCGACCTTTCTTAGGGTCACGTTCTACAACACGAACCACGTCATCATCGCGGTTCCAGATGGCATCTACATAACTCATATCTTCTCCATGTCATTTGCGGCTGACAAATACCAATATTGCGACTTATGGCTCGCTGGACCTTTCTCACAAATATTTAGTTAGCATCCTAATCAGACCAACAGAATCTATGCTTACTAGCAAGATGTAGTTAGCCAACATGCCAAATGATTTCCTAGTATAACTAGCCCAAGCGTACATAGCACACCCACTGATCCAAATAGGGTAAAGAACCAGAAGAGGTGGGTTTGGGACTGTAAGGGCCATCGTGATACTACAGCCAACACTAATAGCCCAAGCAAGAAGCTCGATACAGAAGCGAAAAGGATGACTTCTAAAATCATCTTTGATCCATTTTAAGGTTGGTCCAAATATAGCATCAATCATTGTTGCTACGATTTGGATTTTCTGCGTCATAGTCACTTTGACGAATAGCGTGGCCGCTAACTTCAACAATAGTTTCTAGATCATCAAACTCTGTGAATACACGATCCCAATCACCCTTTTGTGCAATTTTAATTGCCTTACGGATAATGCTTGGTTTTACTTCTAGTTCTTCTGCAACAGCTTTGATAGTGTCGCTTAGACCTTCATTCAAATCTTCAATTTCTTGTAAGACTGTAACGCCTTCAGAAATAAGTTGTTTGATTTTTGCTTGCTCTGGTGCGCCAAATACTTTGCTCATAATTATTCTCCTGTATGCTAATTATATAGCACTTTACTACAAGTGTCAACTATTATTTTGAATCTTTTAGGAATGTATCAGCGAAAGATTGGCACAGTTCTCTAATTTGGAGATTTTCAGTTTCCATCAAATTAAAATGTCTGTGATCCTTACTGCCATGGTTTTGAGAAGGGTCCATGTAACCGCAATAAACTTTGAGTACGCCTGCTTGTTCAATAAGATCGGCGCATGGTGGTCCATCACGCTCATCCATATGAGTATTACATGGACTTAGTGTAGTTAGGATGATACTGCCTTCTGGAATGTCGCCGTACTCTTTATGATACGCTTCAATCGCAGCATGTTCTGCATGTATGCGTTTACCATCTTCACCAGGATAGTTAAGTCCGGCTACTATATTGTTATCTGGATCTAAAACGGCTGCAGCAACCATACCATAATCTTTATCGCTTTTCTTACCTTCGACAACCATTTCACATAGTTTGGTAAGGATACGATCTAACTTATGATAGTTACGGATTTCGTAGTCCGAGGAAACAACTTCAAAAATGTGCATTACTTTGATATTTTTCTAAGCATGTTCGCTAACTTTTCTTCATAAGTGCGTTCATGTTCAAATAGTCTATCTGCTAGACTATCGTGTGTCCATCCTTTTGATTCAGGTAGTCCGCCGTGTGGTACTTTTTTAGTAAAAGTATTTTTAGTATTCTTTTGTTGTGGCTTTGGTGTATCACCGAAACCGTAACCTTCCATCGCATCTGGGTCCTGTGACATTTCTTGATCACTTATTAAGTAATCCATAACACTAACCATCATACCTTTAATAGCACCCATCTTTTCGCTTACCCATTCTGGGAAATCGTCATTAACATCTAACCTTTTGTCTAGATGTGTTGCCACACGGATAATTGTATGTAGGCTATTTTTAAGAGTTTCGCCTTCTGGTTCGTCCATACCTTCTGCAGGCATAATGTTACCATTGACTTCGCGATCATTCATGTCGCGATTTTCTTTAACTATTTTAGATAATAATTCTTCAAGACCTTCAGCATAGTCTTTTTTCTTATGCTTTACATCGCCTTGTTTATCAGCTTTCTTTTTATCCTTGTGAGCACCTGCACCTGTTTGTGTAGGTGCGTGTCCTGTACGAGGTTTAATTGTATATATTGGACGTTTACGATCTTTTTTAGCTTCGTTCATGATTATCTCTTAATAAGTTTTGGCTTTTTCTTTTTTTTGGAACTAACTGATTCCGCCCCAGGACCACCAAATGCAAAACCGTTACCGTAAGGGCCAGTTCCTGAATTAGACGCTCCTCCGCTTACTCCGCTAGCTCCACTGCTTGCTGACTCGCCTAATGGTGCGGTATTTTTGATAACTTTATTAGCGTCACCTTCCATGTATCCGCCTTCTGAACCAAACGCATACATTCCGTATTTTGGTTTCAAAACCCATTCATCGTACTCGACGTCATTGCCTGTAACCATAATTTCATCATCGGCTTCTGCACCGACATCATCTTTAAGATGAACAAACCATTTTTTTAATTTACCGAGCTGATATGGTCCTTTATAACCTCTTTGTTTTAGTACATCGACTAGTTTTGGATGTATTCCAGATCCAGTATATCTTGTAGTTTCTTTAGCCATCATTGGTCTAGATTGGAAACGAGGATTTATCTCATCGTTCTCTTGTACATCTGCTGCTGAACTAGGTTCTTCATCGCTGTCGCCGCTCTTGGCAATTAGTTTTCCTGAGCTACGATCTTTGCTTTTTAATTGTTGTGGTTTATGTTCTTCTTCACCTTTAAGAATCTTGCGAGCGCGAGTAAATCCGTCTACTACTTTACTTAGACTATCTTCATCTGCCTGATACTTAATACCAATACCACCTGCGGCTTCCCAAGCAGAGATATTACTACCTCTATCATCAATTAAGATGTTAGGTGTACCATCTGCTTGTTTTGCATATTTGGCTTTGTTTGGTGTAATGATTACATCAACAGGACCTGGTTTCAATTCACGTTGAATCCAAACCTTTTTCCATTTTTCTGAGTTTTCATGATCGCCACGTAGGGGACTTGAGCACACATGATATTTTCCGTATAGTTTTACGATCATGTGTACTAGTTGATCAGCGTTAGGACACTTAGGCAGACGATTAAAGAAATCAGTACCTACCATTTTGTCTAGTGTAGGATCTGTTTTTGCTGGGGGGATATCTCTGTAGTTGCCGTTTTCAACGCCGGCAAGTTTAGCATACTCTGTAAAAAAGTCTGCTACTACTCCGTCTAGGTCTAAGTATACTTCTGGTTTACTCATTTTTTACTTTTCTTTTCTTTCGTTGGTTTCATCCAGTTTGCTACTGGACTAGTTGTACCTACATCGCTTTCCTCACTAGAACCAGGAGGAGATAATTTTGTATGCCTTGCTTCTTTGCCGAATGCTTTTTCAGCTTGATCAATAATAGCAGCATCGCCTTTTGAATATGCAACTGTAACTAACGCTTGACCTGCAGGACCATCACGGTCTGGTTGGTGTTCATAATCGTCGACACCATTTGCGCCAGCTAAAAAGTGTGCGGAAAAACGCCATGGGTGATATGGACTAGAGTTATCTAGATTTGGATGACTACGCATGCCAGGAGTAGCAGATTGCTGATTCGCAGGAATCTTGTTTACTTTTTCACTTATGAATTCTCTAGCTCTCATTTACTTTCCCACAGGCTTTTCGCCAGTTAAAAATGGTTTACTAAACCATAGTTTAATATATTCAGGAGATCCTGGTTTAATATTATTATCTTTCATCAGCTGAACTTTTTCAGCCGCTGTTGTTGAAACATTACTACCTTTATTTATTTCCTTGTTGTGCTGTGCGGTTTTGGCGCGATATTCCTGTAATCGTGCTTCACCACCAAGCCCTGCTAGGTATTGCACTACCTTTAGCTCGTGTATAGGATCGTCTGGTGCAAGATATGCGTCATTATCGCTATCCTGCGGAAGATGATCAGATGTTATATAGTATTGTTTCATAAAATTTGTTTTAACTTATTGATCATTTGTTCACCTTCAATGATCATTTGTTGCATTTGTTCAATACTTTCACAGTTCCATTTACGCAGAGATTTATTAATACGGCTATTTGGATCTCGTTTAGTTTTTGCTCCAGTGCGGTGTTTCTTCATACCTTTCATACGAGCACAAAAGCTCTTACGGCGCTTGCTGGCCTTGCTACCTTTCTTTAACTTACTAGGTTTAGTAGTTACGGCTGTTTGTAAATGGCTACCTGGATGTTCTCTGCGATAACTAGCGACACCTTTTTTGTTTAAGCCGCCGTTCTTATTCTTACCGCTAGATTTTTGCCAAGCAGCTGATTCAGTTATAAATTCACTCGCTCTCATTTCTTTGCCTTGCCTGCTTTCATATTAGCTAACCAATGTGCCATGCGAGCCTTTTCGCCTGTGCTATGTTTAGCTGTCTTTCTTAAATCACTAACACTTGCTTTGGTATTAACACCACTACGTTTTGCCAAACCTTTACGTCCAGGATTTTTACCATCTGCAAAGTTTTCAAGTAATTTGCTAACAGCATTGGAAATCTCATCTTCCCACGCTTCACCTATTTTAACACAATTATTAACTCTTGTCCCACCTTTCATTTTGGTGCCTTGCTTGCGATAACCTTTCCAACATTTAGGATCTAGTCGCTGATCTTCGTCAACACCTTTTTCTTTCTTTTTAGCGATAGCGATAGCAGCCTGTTGTGCAGCATTGGCGGCTTCTGTTTTTGCTTTTTTCTGTTTAGGGAAAAATGCTTTCAATTCTTTGTTTAATGTATTTGGCTTAACATCAACAGTTGTATTCTGTGCTGTAACAGTACCGACTCCTGCACATTCTGTTTCTACACTTTCTGCAGAGCCACCGACTAGGTCACCTGCACGAGCGCCACGCTTTTGATTGCGTAGTTGACCTGCTGTACCTAACTTGTTTTTCTTGCTACCAGCAAATGCACTAGCTGGCAACATTTTTTCGTCAATGTTTTTATCAATGCCACGACTACGAACACCGCCTCTACGTCTTTGTTTGGCTAACTCTGCTAGTGCGTGTTCAATCTCGTCAATGTTCATTTGTAGTTCTTTAAAATGACGAGTGATGCTTTGCCATTCCATTGGACTTGCTGTTTGTGCTCGAGTCGCTAGATCTTTTAACTGTCCGCTTGCTCTTAACATACGATCTTTTAATGCAGCAGGATTTGATTTATGATGGATCATCGGATTCATTGGATCAGGATCGTGTGGATTAGGTCCAATCGCTTCCCAAGGCATGTGACTCATTGATACATAACTACCGCCACCTACTGGCTCTTTTTTAATTTCTGCTGTACCACCATCTACGCTTTCTGCTTGCGGTTCTTTAGGTGCTACTAGTGCATTTAAAACACGACCTGGTTTTGGTTTAGCAAGACCTTTAGGACCGTAATTAATTGCATAGTCATCGTCATTCTTTGGCATATTTGTTTTTACTCCGCTTGGACTAGTGTGTGGTTCACCTAGGCCCATTCCTTTACGTGTTAAATCCATTAGATGCTTAATCCATTCAGCACCTAATTTTTTAACATCGAACCCTTGTTCCCAAACTTTTAATTGTTCTTCTGGAGTCGCATTAACATCTTTTAAAATATTACGCAACTTAGTAAAGCTCATTCCGGTGCCACGCGGTGTCGCTTCTAATTTAACATTAACATGTTCATATCCTGGGAACTTGTTAACAGCTTTCATCAGTGCGCCAGCGATAGGCATATCTTTTTGATCCTCACCTACCATAATAACAATATTATCGTAACGTGGAGGTTTGCCTGGTAACGGATTGATTAATTCGTGTTTGATCTTTTGTAGTAGTGTACCACCTTCTTGAACTGTGCTGATGTTATCGGCATATTCAGGATACATCTTGTGCCATGTTTCTACTTTAGTAGCTGGAGGAATTGGATCATTTTTACCTACAGCATTACCAATAAACAAATAAGGATCACCACCTAATTGTTTTGCTTTGTTAATTGTATAGTTAAACAGTTCTTCGTGACCTTTATGGCCAACAAAACTACCAATAGCAACTACAGCGGTCTTCGATTCACCGCGTGGACGTTCTGTACGAGCATTAGCCATAGCATCTTTCTTAGCCTGTATAACATCACGTTGTTCTTGACTAGTAACTTTAATAGGACCAAGGCGACTGTTAATAACAATACCTTCGTAATTCTTACCTAATAAATCTTTACCAACAATATTTGGATCTTCAATGATTGCTTTTTCAAGAGCAAGTTTAACTGGCTCAAGTGCGGCCTTAACTTCTGCGGCTTGATCACGTTTCTTGCTTGCTAACATAGCCTTAAACTGTGCTATGTTTTCCATAGGAGGTACAAGTGCTGTAACATCTAACGCTTCATTCTGTGTTAGGCTGTTGTCAATAAACATTACACTACCTGCTTTACCTACTTTAGTTAATTGTTTAATAAACTTATCTGAATCAGGTAGATCTTCGCCTGTGTCGCCTTCTACTACACGGAAAGGAACTAGGGCTAGTTGCACACCATCTGGTAGTTTGTCATAGTGTATGCCAACAAACTTTAATTTGCCTTCTGGAGTTTCTGTAGCGAATGGAAGATATAATACTTCGCAAGTTACTTGTTTGTTGATTAAGAAATCTTTACCTAGTTTGCTATCTACTAATTTAATAGCATCCATCATTTCATTAAACAAGTCATCAAACATTTGAGCACGACCTAGTATATCTGGATCAGTGGTTCCTTTTTGTTGATGATATTTTACAAAACTTGCTTCATAGCGCGGCTCTGTGCGGCTAGTACCCATGAAAGGTTTGCCTTCTGCATTTTTACCAAAGCGTCCACCAAAGCCGTCTACTTTAACATTAAGTGGAATATTCTTTAATTCAAACTTACCATTACCTTGATGTAGTTCATCTAATAAATCTAAAAAGTCTGCTGACTTTAAATCACGTAAATGCGGCATGCCTTTACGTAGTTGTGCTTTAACTTGTGGTTGTTCAGGATCTGCTTCGTTTAAAATAGATTCTGCCATTGGTTGTTTTTTAACTCTAAAAGCATCTTCATATGCTTTGCTCATTTCAACAGCGTGTTTTCTAAATCCTTGAGGATCAGTCATCTTTAGTCTTTCAACCATAAGATCAATAGCTGCGAACTTTGCTTCACGATCACTTGCAGGATCGTTTTTAGTAATCATCTGTGAGCCCGGCTCAAAACAAATGTCTAAGAAACGATTAGCAACTTCTTGACGTTGTTGATCATCAAGATATTTGTTTGCTAATTGTATAGTACCTTGGAAACTGTTTAGTAATTCAAGGTCATTGCCTTTTGGTTTACGATCAAAGTAGATCTCAAACTGTTGTGCTAGATTTTGTATGTAATCTCTTTGGTTAGGAGGTAGCTCCTGCATAACAGGAATGCCATCTTTCATCATTGGCTCACCTGTTGTAGGATCGATATAAGGCTTATACTTGGCACTTACACCACCACCTTGACCACCTGCTACAGCAAAACTATAATCAGCATCTACAACAGGCTGATCGCTAATCTTTGTACTCTTCTTAAGTACACGAGCAACGTATTTTTCACTAGTCTTAGCGTATGGTAATGCACGGTCTATGTATTTGTGGAATACACCCTTAACACCTGCTTCAACGTCCGACCAGTCTGAACTATGACTGTATGAATACCACTCGTCTGGAGCATTAGTCTTAGGATCATAACGACCAAACTCAAAGTCAATCTGTACTTTAACAGGTGGATCTTGTAGTTGGAACAGTCCAGAGAACTGATTATTACCTGGTTTGAATCCTAAGAACTTGGCTGTACCTACTTGTTTGCCAACAATAGATGTTAAGTATTGCTGTACTTGTGGTTCTAATTCTTTATCGCATTGTGTATCAATGTCACCTACTTTAGGTTTCTTAGCAACAAACTGTTCGTCTGGAATGCCTTTAACATTGAAGAAGTGTAATGAGCTACCACTTAGGAATGTACCAGCTTTTATCAGCTGAGGACTCCATAATGGTTGATTATACTGTGCTTGGAAAGACGCATTGATGTCTTGTAGTAACTTGTTTAATACACCGACCATGAAACTACGGTTGTGTACTTTTAATTCTATAGTATCTGCTTGATGAGATTGACCTGGTTGATCAACATCAGGTACTTCTAAATTACCACCTTCCATAATGGATTGGTATTTTAAGTATTCTGGGTATTGCTTATTGAAGTGGCGCATAACAATACCAGCCATTTCATTCGCTTTGTTTTCTTCTGGGCTACCTGTTTCTGGACTGATTTCGATATGCTCGCTATCTTGTAGGGCATGTGTTAGCTCGTGAGCTAATGTTCTCAGTGCATCAACAGGTTGACGATTAGCAACTGCTAGTTCTAAAGTATAAGTGTCGTTATAAAAACGACCCATAGTTGGTTGATCGCCGTGTGCTAGTGTTTTTTTAAGAACGATAGTGGGAAGTTTTTCTAGACCAATTATCTTTTTAGCAAGGGGCAAGAACTTCTTTAATATATCTTTGAATTCATCAACAGTGATGGCTTCATTAATTTGTTCTTTAGGTTGGAATAAACTATTCAAAAGCATATTAGTGGCCTAACTTATATTCGCCTTTAATGATATCTTTATGATAGTGTTCTGCACAACGTCTGCATAACGTTTTCATAAATTCTTGATTAAATGTTTCTTTAGGATCACCAGGTACATGATGTTGTTCAAAGTACCTAATACAGCCTTCCTTAACCATTGGTAGCCAGTGTTTCCAATCTTTAGTACTATCGGATTTGTCTGCGCTGTGTGCAGCCTTAAGCTCTTTAGCCTTAGGCATAAAGTGCTGTTTATGTAGATCATCGTGATCGATTATAAACCAAAAAAGGTCATCTGCAAGATGCTGTTCTTCTTCTTGATTTAATGTAGAAGGATCTTTATCTTTATCCTCTGGATTAACACTTCGATCAATTTTGCCAAAAAATTCGTATAGTTTCATAATAGTCTGCTAGGGTTAAGGTAATATGCTATATTTAGTGCATTTTAGCTTTTAGAAATTGTACCTGACTGTGTTTACAGTACCTTGGCTAATGTCTAATCTTGCACGGAGATAAGCGTAATTGCCTACAAAATTAAAGAGATCAGTTTGTGTAGGGTGGCTAATCGCACCACTAAACCCGCCGCTAATGCCTGCACTACCCGTAGTTTCTAGGCCATAGTAGTATTTTTGTGTTTCTGGAATATCTGTCCAGTCAGTATCTTGCGGATTAGGAAAATTAGAGTATTGTATTGTAATGGTTCCTCTAAATGAACCTTCTATAGTATAGCTAATTGTGTGTTGTACAGAGCCTAAACTGTAATAGCCAGCGGCATTTATGCGATCGCTGTACACAGTTAGCACAGGCGGAACTTGTTGTCCGTTGACCATTTGTGGCATCGTAAAGCTAGGCTGTGAAACGTGCTGATTACGAGTTATGTATGGATTGTAAAATTGTAGTGTCGTACTAGTTGCTGGCATAATTTGTCCTAGATATACTATTTATTGTATATCTCTTAGGACAAATTCTTGTGTTTTTTTAACATATTCACCTAAAAACATAGTAATCATGCTTAGGTTAGGGCCATCTACCACATAAAGGAACGGGTCTTGTATCCAATTTCTTTTTCCAGCCAACCAAAAATGTGTATTCTTAGCCATTTTAACTTGTTCAGAATAGTGTTCTAACCATGTAGCAAAGTTAGATCTAACATTTTGGGGCATACGTTCACGGAGGTATACCTTGTACTTGTATTTGTTATAAGGCAATCGATCACAAAGACGGTACCTACTTTTTTCTTGAAGTATCTTTAAATCTTCTTCGCTAGCAGGTTCGGTTATACTTACAACCCACGGTGACATTTCTGTACACATTTTTTTGTATAACTCGTAGTCGTCAGTATAGAAACTACAAGTATCGCCTTCAAATCTAAGTTGTCCTGCAGAATTTAAGAATTCTGTAGAATCATAGATATATTTGTGTAGTTTTAATTTTTGATCTTCAGATAGTTGCTTACGGACCCATAATGGTTGCCATGTATTCGTGCAAATATCAATAGTACGGCTAATGCCCCACTCTTTGATTAAATGAGCTTTTGGGGCATTAGTTTCTACTTTATAAGGCCATTTTTTAAAAAATAGTTTATTCGTTTGATAAACTTTCATCTTCAACTTCTTCGATGTTAGCTTTTTCAACTGGCAATATGTCAGCAAACTTGAAACTAAATTTATCGTCCTCGGCAGTGATTTCAACAACTCCGCCGTTGACTAACCTTCCAAATAGAATTTCTTTACTTAACGGTTTCTTGATATGTTCATCAATAGCACGAGCTAATGGACGAGCACCCATCTTCTTGTTAAAGCCTTTCTTGATTAGCAATTCAACAGCGTCTGTATCTGGTTTAACAAACACATTCTTATCTTTGATCTGCACATTAAGTTCGTCAACGAATTTCTTAACGATCCTAATCATTACAACATGATCTAATTTACCAAACTGGATAACACCGTCTAAACGATTGCGGAACTCTGGTTTGAAGAACGAATTAACAGCATTGTTAATTTCGCCGTCTTTATCAATGCTACCAAATCCAATACCGTTCTTTTCAGCATCACTTGCACCTAAGTTTGAAGTTAGGATAACGATAGCGTTACGAGCATCTGCTTTCTTACCATTAGATCCTGTTACAAAGCCATTGTCCATCAATCCTAACAATACGTTGCTTACACTTGGATGTGCTTTTTCAATTTCGTCTAATAACAAGATACAGTTTGGGTGTTCTTGTAGTTTAGTAACAAGTTGACCTGCATTATCCTCAAAGCCAACATAGCCCGGAGGAGCACCAATGAACTTGGCAACAGAGTGTTGTTCTTGGAACTCACTCATATCAAATCGTACAAGTTGTACTCCCATTGATTCTGCCAATACTTTTGCTGTCTCAGTCTTACCACAGCCCGTAGGACCTACGAACAAGAAGTTTCCAACTGGCTTGTTGATAGATTTTAATCCTGCTTGTGCGATATAAATTTTGTCTAACAAAATATCAATCGCTTTTTCTTGGCCAAACACTTTACCACGCATGTTCTTATCAAGGTCACGCAGGTTTTTATTTTCTTTTGATGCAACTTGTTCTGTTGGAAGATTTGCGATCTTAGATACTTCAAAAACGATTTCATCATGATCAACAATGCCACCTTCCTCGTCACGTACTTTAAAACGAGCAGATGCACAATCAATCAAATCAATAGCTTTGTCTGGTAAGTGCTTATCTGGCATATACTTGATACTATATTTGACAGCATCAATGATCGCTTGATTAGTGATCTTAACATTATGATGTTTTTCGTAATACTTCTTAAGACCTTTAAGGATCTTAATAGCTGTTGCTTCGCTTGGCTCGTCAATCACAACACGTTGGAAACGGCGCATCAATGCACGATCCTTTTCAAAGTGCTTACGATATTCGTCCCATGTAGTCGACGCAACAACTTTAATAGTGCCTTTGCCTAGTGCAGGTTTCAGCATATTAGCCATATCGTTTGAACTACCGCTTACAGCACCTGCACCGTTAATCATGTGTGCTTCGTCAATAAACAAGATGCAATTCTTTTTCTTTTCAAGAGCGTTGATAACCATCTTCAAGCGTTCTTCAAAATCTCCGCGATACTTACTGCCAGCAAGCATAGCTGAGATATCTAATGCGTACACGGTATGGTCAGCAATAAATTTAGGAACCTTGCCTTCAACGATGTTACGTGCAAGACCTTCAGCAATCGCTGTCTTACCTACACCAGGATCGCCAATCATCATGACGTTGCATTTGTTTCTACGTGCAAGAACCAATTGCATTTCTTCAATTTCTTTTTCACGACCAATAACTGGATCAATTTTCTTCTGCTTAACTTTGTTATTAAGGTTAGTACAGAATTGAACCAACATACGTTCAAGTTGGGTAGAATTTACATCTTCTGGAAGATTTTCTGAAGATGTCTTTTCTTGTCCAATATAGTCAATGAACGCATCTTTGTCAATTTTTGCCTGACGCATAAAATGTGCGGCATGACTTTTCTTTTCAGCAAACATACTGATGAAGCAATCAACAGGACTGATAGTTGAACGACCGCTAAACAACACTTGTGTAAACGCACGATTTAACATACGTTCCATTGAGTGTGTTTTCTTAGGACGCTGATTTAAATCTTCTACAACAATTTCAGTTAGCTTTGTTGCAATATATGTTTCTAGGTTAGTTTTAAGAGATTCAAGATCTGCACCAAAGTCGCCCAGCAACTGTTCAAATTTTGAATCAATGATTAAACTGTATAAGAAGTGTTCTAACGTAATATACTCGTGTTTGTTTTTTGCGGCAATTTTAACAGCACGATCAAATACAGCTTCTAAATCGCTATTTGGTTCTAACATCTTATTTCCTTTTCTTTGATTTCTTAACGGCCATGGCCCACTTTAATGTACTTACTCTATCTTGAAAAACAATACCCTCTAAATGGTCTAATTCATGTAAAAAACACTTACATTCATATCCACTAAATTCTCCTTCTAGTGTTTCACCTTTAGAGTTTTGCCAACGTGCTTTAATAGCGGTAGGTCGTTTAACATTAACAAACACACCCGGAAAACTTAAACAGCCTTCTTCTAAATCTTTAACATCTTCCGTATTAGCAACAACTACGGGATTAAAAAATGCTGTTGCATTTTCTGGGTTATCTCTATGACCCATAACAAACATTCTAGCATTGATGCCTACTTGATTAGCAGCAAGCCCAATCCCATCATATGTTAGCATGGCTTCAATCATGTCTTTTTCTAATTGTACAGGATCTGTAGTAGGATTGTCAAAGTCAAACTCTGGCATCCTTGTCCGCAAAATCTCTGCTGGAAATTTTACAATATTCATTTAAGGTTGAGGTTTCTTAATTGTTGTTTTTGATTATCGTCTAGTTTTGGTACACGCAATTTAATCTTAACCAACAGCCGTCCACGTCTTGTTGGATCGTTAAAGTTTGGCATACCATAACCCCCTAAACTCAACACAGCATCGTGCTGGATACCTGCATCAATAACTGTTTCAAGTTGTTTACCATCTAAACTACTTACAACTACTTTAGCACCTAACAATGCATCAATGGCACTAATTTCTAAATCACGAACAAGGTCATCGCCCTGGCGTTTAAATGTAGGATGATCTTGTATATGAACATTAAGAAGAATATCACCTTTTGGTGCTGTTTGTATAGAGTCGTCCCCCATACCTGCTAATCGTAATGTAGTGCCTTCATGTATACCTTTTGGTATACTGATATTGATAGTACGATCACGTCCACTAGGTAAAGTAATCTGTGCGACTATTTCTTTACCGTAAAAAGCATCTTCTAATGTAATAGAGGTTTGTAATTGTATTGGGCGATTGCCCATTGGTTGTCTAAATCCAAATATATCTCCAAACGGACTACGTTCAAAGAACTGTTCAAATCCGCCACCACCTGGACCAAAGTGAAATTGGAATCCGCCTGGGCCGCCTGGGCCAAATTGTGGTTGAGGATTATCGTATTCAGCACGAGCCTGTGGATCGCTAAGTGTAGCGTAGGCTTCTTGAATTTGTTGGAATTTAGCCTGATCGCCCCCGCGGTCAGGATGATGTTTCATAGCTAACGATCTATAGGCCTTTTTAATGTCCTCTTCGCTAGCGTTTTTTGGAACTCCGAGTGTTTGGTAAAAGTCAGTCATATCGTTTAAGCAAAAGTAATATAGTAATTATACTACCTTTGCTCAACGATGTCAAGATTAGAATCCGCTACCAAATCCACCTGCTGGTGATGGTGGAGGACCGCTAGTTATTGGAGGCGGTTTGATTGTAGGGTTACTTGCTGGAGGAATTGGGCTACTTGATGGAGTTGTCGCTGCACCAAAACTACTTGTTGGTGCAGGTGTTGACGGTGATCCAAAACTACTAGATCCACCGAATCCGCTTGATGCAGGAGCACTAAAGCCGCCACCCATACTTGAGCCACCAAAGCCACCGCCCATACCACCGCCCATTCCTGAGTTCATGCCGCCCATTCCGCCACCCATACCACCTGAGTTGCTACCAAAGCCGCCAGCTACGTTGCCTGACATGTTTTGATTATTAGTAATAGTTTGGCTTGTAGCAGTTGGATTGGCCGCTGTACCTGCTAATTTTTCTTGTGTACGACCAAATGCTGAGATACCTAACACAGCACCCATGGCGATATGGAATAAGCCAGCACCTTGAAGTGTTAGTGGATTCCACTGTGTGATAGGTACATGATTATAACCTTGCCATAATGCCCATAGGACTGGGAATACCGCCATGTCTAACAGACATATTAACATGTACATCCAACCCATCATTGGACGCCATAGTGTTTGCATCCAGTTATCGTTTTTCTTTGACATTGTCGCTCCTTGCTGTTTGGTGTTATTGTGCTGCGGGAGTGTCTACTACTGGCGCTGGAGGTGCAATGATTTGGCTTGCTTGTGTAGCTAAGTCAGCGGCGTGTGCAGCTGCTAACGCTTTAAATTTTGCAGAATCAGCATCTGCGGCCTGAGCGGCTGCTGTTGCGGCATCTACAGCGACTTGGTGTAAATCACGTGCTTTAGTTAACGCAGCCTGTAAGTCTGCTTTTAATTTGTTAACCAACTCATTTGCTGCCAGTGCATCGGCACGTGCAGATTCAAAATCTTTTTTAACATCTGATACAATTAAATTTTCAAATTTTTGAAAATCTTTTACGATAGTACCTTCAATATCTTTTGCCTTACTAACTGTGTTTGAAAAAAATCCCATTTTACTTCTCCTAAAAGTTTAAAACCAAAGAAACAAACCGTTTAGGCTTAATATTAAACCTAAACCTGCTACTACAAAACTACTCCAGAACAGTCCCATACTAACAGCAAGGATACTTGCTGAAAGAATAACGATTGCCATTTGGTAAGCGGTTGACGCATATCCAATCCACGGGCTACGTGCTTTAGCTTCGTCACGTTCTGCTTCTAGTTTATTTGCTTTTGCTAGTAGCTCTTTCTTGCCTTCTCCCGATTTAGGATCGCTTTCGTACTTTTCAATCTTTTCAGCCATTTCTGCAGCACGAGCTTTATCACCACTCTTTTGTGCTTCATAAAGATTTTGTTCTGCTAGGCCTTGTTTTAGACTTTTTGCTTGATAAAAGTTATATATGTCGCTGGCTTTGATTGTGTTGTTCATAATGGTACTAGACAACTTGCCACCGTACCACACGTTAACTGCTAATAGCAACGCAAACACATTAATAACCATACCTGCTTTATCTTTGATTTTAGCTTCACGTTCTGAACGTGAGCCGACTGGTGGTTTAGGTGCGTCTGGATCTTTTGGTTGCTTATTAATTAGGTTCAACATTGAATCTAATAATGCCATTTGCAGTTTCTCCTAATTAAGCGTATGTACTACCAGTCTCTGTAGTTTTTACATGATGAACAATGACGTTATCTTCATTGAATACTTTGGCGCTGCTTGCACCGGAATTGTTAGCAAATTCTACAGCTTCTTCAATTGACTCAAATGCTTGCTCCGTCCACAAAAGTAGACCATCAACCCAATTATGTAATCTTACACGATGTTTTTTTGACATTTCTTTTTCCTTAAAAATTGCAGTAGTGTTCTGCTTTTTTATTAACTGTCTAATCCAGTTAAACATTATTCTTGAGATTTGAAGTAGTTAACCCAAATCTTTCTTGTTTTGTCAGTGTATTTAGTTAATTTTCGCTGATGTAACCACACGTTAGCTTGTTTAAAAACTAGGGCGCGGGTCATAGCATGGAAAATCTCATCACTTTCTGTTGGGTTAGCGTTAAAGAAAGAAGCACTCCATGGGATTTCTCGTGAGCTTACGATTGGTACACCTTGGCTCATTAGATCAGAACTTACAATATTAAATGTTTCTGAGAAGTTACATTGTAGTCCGACATCCATTTCTGCACATAATTCTAGGAATTCTTCTCTTGGACGCCATTCGTGCATTACTAGTTTGTGTCCGTAATCTGCTAGATGTTCGAACATATTTTTTAGATTGTTTAGTACAGGGCTACCCTGCATTTCTACACGGCCTGCATTAATATGGAACCGTAATTGTTTACCGTGTTGATTGGCATATTTTAGGGCGGCTACAGCTTGTATCATGTGATTCTTTAATGGGCGGATTGCACCAAAACATGCAACATCAATCCAATATTGATCACCGCGATATTTGTGAGTAGGTTTTCCTACTTTAGTATTGTATGTTTGAGGGTAAAAATTAGGCATGTAAAATACACGCTTGTCTATTTCTTGCTCTGTTAATTTTGTAGTAGTGGACAAATACACTCTAGCTTCGTTGAGCATACGAGGTGCGTTTACACCAATACTAATTTGAGGGAATTTGATATATTCGCCGATCCAGTCCATCGCCATACCTTCACCTGCTATGAATGGCATCTCGCTATGTAAGCGTACTATCCATTTAACATCTGGGTGTAGGGGAGTTAGCACAGCAAATTTAGTTGGAACTACCCACAGGGCTTCAATAATAACATGGGTAGGTTTATGTAGGGTTACTAGTCTATCAATGCAATTATTATCGATAGCAACTTCAATCGCAGAATCGATGCCTGCTTCTTGAAGCATTTCGTTCATGAAATTTGCGGAATTGAATAGACCTGTGCTTAATCCCTGTGGACTGTGTTTCACAGGATTGAAATCTTCTCGTCTCTTGAGAATGAATAAAACTTTTGTTGACGCCATTTGCTAGTTGCCCCTTTAATGCAACTATTTATCTACATACTTAATAAATCTGATTAAAGTTAGATTATATTATGCGTAGAAACTGATTAATTGTGTTATTCCAAAAAATAATGCAGCCTTAACATGATCTGCATTGGCCTGTTCTTGTAACTGTTGAGTATTGATAAGATCTTGCAATACTTCTTTAGCTTCACTCGTACTCATTTGTCCTGCGCTTACTGCTTGTTGAACTTGTAGTGCGTATTGGGCACGTTCTGCCGCCCATTGGTCACCGCTAGTTGCTACTTGGTTTAATGTATCGCTCATTAGAATCTTCCTTGTACAGTTTTGGCAATAATATCACCCTGTTGTATTAGGATCTTTTTCTTAAGATCGCAATATAACGGGCTTACTGGACCTGCATTTACTTTATCTTGAAACTCTTTAATAGTAGTAACCATTAACTTGTCTAGTTTTTGCATGTCGTAAGTTGGTTTAGTTTGAGCATATAAGTCGTACCACTCAACTTGATTATAAAGCGTTACTAGTTGAGGTTTTAAATCTGCTGTACAATCGATATGTCTAGTTGTTTGTTGAATATCTGTTACAATTTTACTTTGATTAGGGTCCCAAAAACTAGGAATTTGTTCTTGTATTGCTGCACACCCTGATAAAAGTAATGCTACCGCTAATAATAATTTTTTCATTTCACAGAATCACTTATTTGTTTTTGAGTATTATACCATTCAATCCACGCATCTACTTTAATTTTACACAAATTATACTGTGTGTAATTATCGCCAACTGTTGATATTAAGTCACTTAGTTTTTGACTGTCGCGATCTGCAAGTACTAGATCAGGACATGCTTGTTTTAAATCGTCTGGTATAGCCGGAAAATCTAATTTTGTAACTGGTCTTGTAGTAGCAAGGCACCCGCTTAATAGTATTACAGGAATTAGTAATGCTAGTCTTTTCATTGTTTGCCACCTTTAGCGACTTCATTTAGAGCATCAATTGCTGATGCATCTACTTTACAGTCTTTATCTACTTGAACTTGAACTTCTTTAATTCTATCTTTAAAAACAGTTTGTACTTCTTTAACTACTTTTACTTTACCTTGAACTGCATTATGTAGATCTTGATTTGCTTGATCTGCTTTAGCTTCTGCAGCTTCTACGTTTGCCTGCATTTCTTCTATTTGTTTTTGATATATTGCTGTTACTCCAGCACCACCATACATGAATATACCAAACGCTGTAACTAACAAACTAACTGGGCGAATCAAGTACGCCCAAGGCCTAACTTGTGGTAATGCGCTTAGGAAATGAAATAAGAAAAATACTGCGGTGCCGCCGCCTGCTAGTGCAGGCCATATAATTAACGGAATATTACCTAGAACTAATTGGACAACCCAACTAAACATTACCATTTCTCCTTGGCTAATATTACAGCACGATCACCATTTCTAACTAAAAAATGTCCTTCGATTTTGTTAATATCATAATTACCAAGAAATTTGTTTAGGTATACAACTTGACCGCGACTTGCTTCATCTAATTGTAGAGCACCTTTTAGTGCTTCTTTTAAAACAGCGTAATCACCAATCGCAACTAATTTTGCATGTAATGTTTCTGAATATGGTTTCTTGAAAGTTAAATTTTTACTTTCATCCATTTCTACATCTGTTGCGCCTTGATCAAAGAAGTCTGTTACTTCACCTTTATCTTCTGCTGATACTCTTTCTTCGTATTCTACAGAAGTTAGCGGTACTACTGTTGCAAATGTTTCTTCGCTAAAATCATTACCGCCGATATCTTTGTACCAACGGAAACGCCAATTTTCTTCACCGCATAAACGACTAATACCATTCATTAGATCTGCGATCTGTTCTGGAGCTTTTTTACTACGTTCAATTTCTACAAAGATGCTGTAGTTGCCATCTTTTTCTTCGCCTGAACTGATATCAGCATCTAGTACGAAAGGATAACCTCTTTCAATAAATTCCATTAAATCTATTGCTGGTTCTTTATCAGCGGCACGGAAGCGTAGGACAATAATATCTTTGTCATTGCCCATTTTGCTACTATACTGATCTATCGTAAAAAGGTTATTGATCATGCTTTTTAAATCAGCATGACGAAGACCTTCAGTTAGATTACTGTCCTTGGATTGGTGCTTGTTCATCTGGCATCGCCTCTGTTGCTGCTGCGTCTGGGGTCATAGCTTGGTTAGGGTTGATATCTATATGATCGCGAACATATTCGCTTGTTTGGCGTTTCTGGCCTTGATAGATATCTTGCATTAATTTCTTAGGCATTGTGATTTCTACTACCCAAATTGGGTGAGCATCAATTTTGCCTTTCTTTGTACCTGGGCGGAAATCGCTAGGCTTGTATACTTTACGTGGAACTAGCAAGTTATGTTTTTGATACTTAACTTGGCATCCGTAATCTAATAATCTAGTGGCACCAACTGGGTCTGGCATATTTTTGTATGGCCACATAAATTTACAGCTAACAACGTGTCTGTGAATATCCGGACCTTCAACTAGTTCGCCGTCTTCCCAGTTTTCAAAAACGTACAAATCTAGGTCGTCTAGAACTCTTTCAAAATCCTTAAGGATCTTAAACGCTGAGTCGTTTGTTGTTAGTGATTCTATGTTTTTTATAATATCTACAATATCGTGCATAAGAGCTCTCTTTTGACATAATATTTATGCTGTAAAAAATAATAGCATTTGATATGGATTTTAGAGATTTGATGTAAATATCTATGCAGGTCGCTCTTATAGGAGGCATAATTTGTCTAGAGCAAAACGAAGAGAAAGGGTTAATACTAATCCTACTCACAGCAACGACACTTCAAATTTGATTCAAATGAATCAATATCTGCGTAAAAAGCATCAAGTTAATATTGTTCCACGTAACGTGGCACAAGAAACATACTTGGAACTGCTTAAAAACCCACGAAAATACATAGTTTTTGCAATCGGGCCTGCGGGCACGGGCAAAACCATGTTGGCGGTGCAGATGGCTATCAAACTATTCAAAGAGGGGGAGATTAGTAAAATAGTGGTTACTAGGCCAGCTGTTAGCGTAGATGAGGATCACGGATTCCTACCTGGAACATTAAACCAGAAAATGGAACCATGGACCCGACCAATATTTGACGTGTTTGAGGAGTACTATCATCCAAAAGAAATTGCAGAAATGCTTGAGGATGGCGTGATTGAAATATCACCGTTAGCGTATATGCGTGGACGCACATTTAAAAATGCGTTTGTGATCGCTGACGAAATGCAAAACGCAACACCAAGTCAGATGAAAATGTTATTAACCAGATTGGGCGAAAACTCAAGAATGGTAGTAACAGGGGATTTGAATCAAGCAGACCGTCCAAAGGAGAATGGTCTACTAGAATTTTGCAGTCTATACGGCGAAGGAGGTGACTATCGTATGATTGCTATGGCTACGTTTGAGACAAAAGATGTTGAAAGACACCCTGTTGTAAAAGAAATTTTGAAAATCTATAAGGAAAATAATATCGAATAAGAACCACTAATTTTATTCAGCAAAAACCACATAGTAACCCGACCTGCACGTTAGACTATGTGGTTTTCTTTTTAGAGTCTTGCTAGTTTAGTTAATGTTGCGGCTAAGTTAATTTCAGCATCTGCAATCAAGGTATGATCAACTAGGCCTTGTTTAATAATCAACAACGCACTATCTTTAGTTTCTTCGTCTTTTCCAAACAAATCTAAGTTGTCATACATCCAACGATAGATATCTTCCATCTCTTCTGGGCGAGCTGATGCACATACAAGTTTACGTGCTTCTTTAATCTTGCCAGCTTTAAACAGTTGTACCATTTCAACTTTGTAGTCTGCTTGACCTGTGTCGCTAGAATCAACACCTGCTAACTTGCCATCTACTACATTTTGCTGTACCATATTAATACACTTACGCATATCTGGATAAGTGACTTTTACATAAGTGTCTAGAGTATCTAGATCAAAGTCAACTTCTTCAGTTACTAGGATAGTAGCAACACGAGCTGTAAATTCTGTTTGATCAGTTTTCTCAACGTGGAATCCTTGACAGCGACTGTGTAGTGCTGGAATGATACGATTAGGATAGTTACAGGTTAAAATAAATCTACTAGTGCTTGAATAAGTTTCCATAACACCACGCAAGATAGCCTGTGCGTTTGGAGTCAAGTAATCAGCCTCGTCAAGTAGTACCGCCTTAAATGGGCCAAAAGGCATCATCTGTACAAAGTTGATAATCTTATCGCGGACTGTGTCAACGTTATTTTCACGTGACGCATTGATTTCTAAGATGTCGTATTCTTCTAGACACAATTCGTTGAACAGAACTTTAGCAAGGGTAGTCTTACCAATACCTGCCGCACCACTAAACAGCAAGTGCGGAATTGAACCTTCTTTGATCCAATTTTCAACTTGCTTACGTTGATGCCCGTCTCTAAACACATAATCAGTGATGTGGTTTGGACGATACTTTTCTACCCATAGTTCTTTCATACTAATTCCTCAGCTATTCCTAACACTTCAGCGAACACTAAAAGTAATCCTGTAACTTCTATAAGATAATTGCCACCGTCTAATCCAGCAACGGCTAATGCGATTCCTGCAAGGATTCTAAATCCGCTTTTGATAAAACTAATATATTGATGTTTTTTTGGATCAGGAATCCTAGTTAGATCTTTCATGTTCGCCCTTTAAAATTTTATTTGATTCTGCTTGTACTACACGTTTACGTAAACTACTAGAACTAAATGAATGATCACGTCCGTTGTATATAATTTCAATACCACGGGCCATGCACTCATTACGTCCTGTGAAATCTTTATGTTCGTATTCTACACCTAGTATTCTAACATCTACTGGAAGAATAAGCAATAGGTCAACTAGGTCTCGTTCTGTGTTGTAAACTACGATTTCGTCTACATAACGAGTAGCGGCCAATTGGATTTGTCTTTCTACAATACTTTGGATAGGTTCGTTCTTTTCTGGACGATCCCATTGTGCATTGTTTTGTAATCCAGCAATTAAGTAATCGCAATGATTCTTTGCTTCGCTTAACATAGCGATATGTCCTGCATGGAGCATATCAAATTGACTAAAGGTTATACCAATCCTTAGTCCTTGTTCTTTTAATTCTTTTACGCGGTTGAATATCATGTGTTTATTATACAGGGAAGAACAGGGCCGTGTCAAGCCCTATTGGATTTATTAATTTGGAACTAAAACTGTTTTATAACAATTACAGTTAGCATCTAGGATAGCTTCCCAATGATATCCTGCTGGTTGAGGATATACTGGAGCGGCTGGAGGAGGATATACTGGTTGTGGTTGAACTACAACAACGTTTGGCTGATATGGACGAGCGATCTCGTATCCAATAACCCCGCCAACCACAGCTGGTACTACCCAACCAAATCCTGGACGGTAAACATAATGCCCACCACCATGGTGCCACGGTTCAGCATATGATGTTGCACATGTACCTAACCCTGCACATAATGTAAAAATTGCCAATAGCTTTTTCATACTTACTCCTTTTGGACAAATGTTTTTAAGTTAGGTGGCTCCCAACCTAGCGGCTTCAACACTTTTCCATCTTCACGTTTACGTACCTTGCCTGTTTCTTTATCAATCTTAGCGAAGTTGGTACGCATAACTTCTTTCCAGGCTCCTTCACCGTCAGCACCCGCTGAATGGATCGCACCAATGGTAACAACTAGGATATCTATTAGTGCGTCTAACTGTTCAACACGATCACCTTGTGCTATAGCACCGTTTAATTCTGCGGTCTCTTCTGCGATCAACCCTATATATAGATTATACTGTGATTGGTTAAACTCGTCGACCGTTTGGTCGCAAGCCTTCATAAATTTTTCTTGGTCTCTAAATAGATTCATTTTGTCTTCTTTCTATTTTGTTGTGCTAATTTTCTTGCTTCTGACCAGGGCTTTCCTTTCAGATGACCCCAGCTTTGTTTTCGTTCTTCTTCTGTTAGTAATGCTCTTTTCGATGCAGAACTTTTCATTTTTTCTCTGCTCTCATCAGAGTGAGTTTTTCCTCGATACGGGTTATTTTCTTCCATCCACTGCTGATGTTGCTGTTTTCTTTCTAACGCTTTTATTGGATCTTTCTGAATCTCTTCGTATGTCATACCTTTATACGGACTCGGCCTTCCTCTTGATGCGTTGCCTATCTTTTCCTTAGCTTCTTCAGTGTGAGTAAACGTTCCTCCGTCTCCGGATTCTGGTTTAAGATTTGCCCATGTTATATCTTCTACAACATTCCACATGTTACTATAATGCAACCCTGCTTCTTTTATCTTAACAGGATCATTACTTTCTAACAATATTTCAGTATCAAAGTCGTATCCGTACTTGTCTAAATGTGCCCGCCATCTTGTTCCTGATCCAGGGTATAAATGCGGATCTGTAGAAGAAGTTTTTCCTAAATATTTTAATCCTGTTTTCCGGTGAGTTTTAATGTACAAGTATATCATACAACTATTTATCACCGAAATGGATTCGTCATAATTATCCCGGAATGTTAAAATTAAAATTACCACCAACGCCTGCCGCAACAGCACGGTACCCTGTATTAGAAGGCTTTTCATCTGATGACAACATTATAGCGTTATTATCTGCTAGATGTATATCAATTTCTGTACCATCATCATACTCATACTTGATTGCACGGCTCCAACGTCCGTGTTCCATAAGGACCCACTCGCCCACTTTTACTTCTGTCTGTTCTGGACCAATAGCCCAAACCTGCGCCCATCTAGGATGAACACCTTCACCTTTACCATTATCACTTTGAAGTATAATACCTGATTCGAGAACTTCTTCATCAAAGTTCATATTGTGTAAAAGTACATTGTCTTTTAATGGAATAAAGTTTCCTTTAACAGCCATTGGGCCTCCTTATTATTGTTTTGGTGATTGATTTTTGTAGTGATCGTTAACGATATCTTCACGTTTCTTAACAACTTGACCGCCTGGGCCTAATTGATCACCACGAGCATTCATACGAACATTTCCAACGGCTGGCATTGTTTCGTTACGAGCTGCTAATGATTCCATGTCTACAGTTTTTCCCTGCATACTCTTATATACTTTACGGGTCATAATGACTCTCCTATTTTAAAAACTCATGTATGTCTAAATCATACTTGATACTGTCAACTTTATGGACACCTATTAAGAATAAACAATAACTTGCTACGCTTGATCCACGTCCTACACCCCAAACAATCTTGTTAGTACGCATAGTGTCGACTAAGTATTTAAGGTATTTTAAGAGGGTGATCATGTTATGTTGGGCGAACAGCTTTAATTCTTCAGTTACCCTGGTCTTTTCTTCTTCAGTACGGCATTCGCAATATAACCAGTCTACGATGTCATATAATCTGTATTCTTCTGGCATAAACCATTGATCTTGATTTTTAGCATCAAAATCTTTAATGCTATCAACGGTTTGTTCAAATTTGTGTAATACAGGAAATGGATCTGCGTTTTGATTACGAGCTGTATTGAATCGCTCAATAAGCGTTTGATTGTCAATGTTGACTTGATCTAGTTTGGTAATTTTGCCAGAATATAGTCCTTGGAATATATCCTGTTCATCTAAAATTACTTCTCTAAAATCTGTGACTTTCATGTGCTAATTATAACACATCTGCAGTTGCAGGTCAACCAATATTGATTAAACCATCTAGGTCTTTGTTTTGTTTTGCTAACATTTTTTTGGTAGCTTCTGATTGGCGTCTTAGTGTTTCGTCACGCACGGCTTCAATTATCATAGCGACCTGCATAGCCAAAGAACCGTTACCAGTTCTAAGTGCTATGGTATACTTTTTATTAAGATCAGTCATCTTGGCTTCCAAGTCCTGATCTTTTAATTGAGTAAGGTCGTCTAGTAATGGATTAAACATTAGTTAGCTGAGTTAATATCTGCAAAGCCAGCATCGTAAGCATCTACTCTATCTACGAATATGGTATTGCCACCGTCTGGAGTTGTAACTTCTAATACGATAGTAGTTCCAGTATTGCCTACAGCGTAGTTACTTGGATACTGTCTATTAACTACAAGTGTTGCTCCGTTAGACACATAACCAACTCTACCTGCCGCTCCTGGTCCTGGTGCAAAGTATAAGGTTGTTGCTGTTGACAAGTTAATTGGAGGATTTACTGTAATAATCTGTGAACCAATAACTGATTGAACTGTAGTTAAAGTTGTGTAGGTAGCAGGATTAGTTGGATCCCATAGACCTAAACTGCTTGACGGAGTTGTATCAGTCCAAGCATACCAACCGCTACCAATCTTAAATTGATTTAATGCTGTACCTGAACCCAAATAAACATCAACACTCATACCGTTAGTTGTACAAGTACTGATATAGATACCTGTTTGTTGGAACGCTACTCGTGTTCTCTTAGTGTATTGGATTTCAAGAGTACCTTTATGTACACCGCCGTCTTGTGGCCAGTTAGTAAAGTAGAACCCAACGCTTGTTTGAGTATTGTTTACTGTATAACGTTGGTATGATCCTAAGCCATAATCAACTGGGAAAGTGATATTTTGATTCCAGCTACCGTCACCTACGATATAAGTTGAACTGTTAAGAACAGTATTAACCACAGTTGATGTAGATACACCGTAGCCGCCAACATTAAATGTAGTATAACTTCCGCTGTTGGCCGTAATAGTGCCGCCAACGACAACATCAGCAGCAACACCAACACCGCCATTGACTATCAACGCACCTGTAGTAGTTGATGTGCTGTTAGCTGTGTCAGTAACCGTAATATCACTAAATGTGATAGCACCTGTAGTTGTTGATGTACCAACAGAATATGCTGTTAGGAATTGTGTTTTGCCTTGGTCGGGACTAGAAATCTCAAATATAACGGCTGTTTGTGAATTTACTGTGTATGGATTTTTAATTCTGCTGTCAACATATAGTGTAGTTCCTGTTGTTACAGCTTGGAAGTAAACCATACCTTGTGTATTAGTAGATTGTACCTGTACTTGTAGTGCGCCATTAATGTTATTTGCTGGCCAATTGATAACAGTAAAGTTAGTTGTAGTTGTTGGATCTACTAAGAACTTTTGATAGTTACCAGCTTGGTAATTAATTGTGTTAAACCCTGTAACAGCTTGGCCTGTATAGTCTGCAACTAGCCAACCTACATCATGTAAAATAGCATTACGGATTTCGTTAGTGTTAAAATCGTTATTTTGAACTAGACTAGCACCATTCATCTGTAGCTGGCTGATTTCAAAATTTGCTGTAGTTAAGGCGGTAACGATAGCACTGAAGTTATCTCTAAATCCTTGTGTGTCGTTATCCTGCCCTGGGACAGGAAATGTTGCGTCTATTGAGTTTGGGTTTATATTTGATGCCATCTGTTCTTATCCGTTATAGGTTTATATTTAATAGTTAAACTACACGCACCTGAGCGTTTAGAGTATACCAAGTGTTACCATTATAGTAACAGGGTTGAGCACCAAAAGGAGCATCAGTAACATAAACTATTGCCGCTGTAGCTGTTGAAACTATTGTTTTTAATGTTGATGTTGAATAAATTGGTAATACCAGTGGAGCACCTAATGTCATAGTACCGCCTACGTGGGCATTGCCACCTACTCCAAGTCCGCCTGTTACAGTCAACGCACCTGTATTTGTACTTGTGCTTTGTGTAGTATTAGTAATTGATGTTGGGTTAGCAATAGTGCCACCATTCCAATTAGAACTTACTGTTCCGTCTGCAGTTGCAGTTAAGTTAGAACCAAGTTTAATTCCACCTAACGAGCTTGCTGTTGCGGTTGTTAAAGAGTAAGGAGCTGCAACACTGATAGTACCATCACCTGCGATGTTTACATTTGATCCTGCAATGACACCACCTAATGTAGCGTTAGTTGCGGCAGGCAATGAGTATGGGGTAGCAACACTAATAGTTCCATCACCTGCGATGGTTACGTTTGCACCGATCTTAACTCCGCCCAATACAGAATTGGTTGCTGTGGCTAAGGTATATGCTTGCGGGAATGTAACACTAATAGTTCCATCACCTGCAACATTGATATTTGATCCAATTTTAACTCCGCCTAGAGCCAGCGCAGTTGCTGTATTAAGTGTATATGGAGTTACACTGATAATTCCATTGTTAACATCAATGCCGGATCCTACGATCACACAACCTAATACAGAATTAGTTGCTGTTACCAAGCTATACGGTGTAACTGAAATAGTTCCGGAATTGTCTACATTGATTCCAGATCCTACAATCACTCCGCCAATTGATGATGTAGTTGCAGAAACAACACTAACAGCACCTGTAGTGGTGCTAACATGTAATCCAGTTGATATAATTACTACGCCCGTACTAGATGTAGTTGCTAAGGGTGCTTGTAAAGGGTTATTGTAAATGTCATTAAACGCATTAGAAACTTCATAAAAAACTGTTTGGATTGCACCAAAGTTATTTCTAAAACCTGCGCTGGGATTGTCCTGTCCTTGTACAGGAAAGTTAGCGTCGATATTTGACGTTAAATTTACAATCTGATTTCTTAGTGTTGTCATTTTTACAGTTGCCCTTTGATTATGTATTTATTAGTGGAAAATTTACCCAATTTGTTCCAGTCCCTAAAGTTTCTACTACAATTCTATCAGTATCAAAATCAAACTGTTGGAAACTAAACTGTCCTGTAGTAATTAGGTTATTAATTCGTGATACGATCTTAGCTGACTGTCCAGGTAAGGTATAGCACAGCGGCACCGCTTTAATAAATCCAATAGGAACACCCGTGGATTGATCTAATGTTGTTTGATATTTTGGCTGTAATCTATCATCTACTAAGATTGTTGTGCCACTAACAACATCAATAGATTCTAATTGTGTCTGTAGATATCCAATTGATTCTGGATAGGTAGTATATGATTGCCCGTTGTAGGAATATGTTGTAGGACTTACACTTACTGATCCAGACATTTGAGAGTCGACAATACTCACATACACAATATCGTAATAAGATTTTCCATAGATATCAGTTGCTGTGATATATCCTACATCACCAAAGTAAAAACGTTTTTTACTTAGGAAGTTTTGTAGGGCACCAAAATATTGATCTACGGTAGCTTGCTGGATTCCTGATTCAATTACTAATTTGATTGAACTCTGAACTCCAAAGTTTGGATCATTAGGTCTGTATAGTAATGCTGGATCAAAAACTGTTTTGTCTGTAGTGAAATTTTTGTAAGCAGTTCTCTTGTCAATACTTAAGAACGGTTTAATATATATTCTTGTATATAGATTTAAATTGTCTTCTAGGACTTTGATATATACCTGTTGAGTTACAGCATCTAATTTATAAACGTCATTAGCTTGTACAGTAAAATACCAATTCTCGTCAATAGTAGTTGTACCACCGTCTAAGGTAAACGCACCATAGCCATAAGGAGTGCCATCGCCAGGTAATAGATCAATATGTGTCTGACTATCAAATGCGATTTGTCCTTGGATAGATCCATCGCTATTTAAAGTTAATCCATCTGGTAACTGTCCGCTTACTAAAGAATACTCTAAAGGAAACGTACTATTGGTATTAGTCGCCACAGCAGCTAACTCGCTAATTTCTCCAGGTATTAAAGTACCAAGGCTACCTGTGGTTATGAATTGTATGCTACTTTGTATATCCCCAAGAACAGTCATGCTAAAGATTTGACTGTTAGTTGCAACACCGCCTGTGTTGATGTCTGTCTTTATTGTCTTGATCGTAAATCTATATGTCTTACTAAACGCAGGTTGGTATTGTATTCTTCCGTATAATTTTCCTGTACTTCCATCAAGAGTCAAGCCTGGCGGATGGACACTTGGAGTTCCAACATAAAATACAGTTGAGTCAGGCAAATGATCAGCTAACGGTTGATCAATGTTTAGGTAACCTTGAGTAGACCCTAGTTTAACTACTCCAGTGATAGTATATACCGTAGTTCCTGCAGTTCCGATGTAATCACTAAATCTAACTTTCATTCCTGCTATAGGAAATACAGTTGCATTTTTAAAATATATTGCTGTCTTTCCAGGAATGTTTTCTGCATCAATACCTGCATTATTAATTCTATTATCTGTTACTAACGATATTTCTGGGTTAACTGCTATGTCCCAACTGTAAGTAACTGGACCAGTTAAAGGATAAGGATCGTACTCATATAAAGAAAACACTTGTTCTTTACCTGCTCTTATAGATCCTAAATTTGAAACACCCGCTAATTTATTTCCAAGATTATCTTGCCATAGTGGACTTAATAGATAGCCTACGCTGGTGTCAAAATCTGTTTCGTCAGATTTGATAAACGTATTATCAACACGCAAACTATTAGGGTCAATAACTTTGATACTGAATAATCTCTTGCTGGTCGCAATACCATCTGTGACTGTAATATAAAATTGATAAATTTTATCAATGGACGTTGGTTTAACCTGCTGAAGAACACCTTGGCTATTGTAGATCGCATGATCGTATGGATAGCCGTCATAGTTTTCGCTGTCATACCCGCCTGTATTACTTGCGCCGTAATCTAATGTTAGGAGGTCATTTACGAATCCATAGATGCGACCCGACTGTGTTAATGTTAAACCAGGAGGCAAACTACCATCATTATCACCAATGAAATACTTTAATGTGTTTCCGTTTGTTAATACATCTGTCTGCGCTCTAACGGTATAGTCAACGAATTCTTTATTAAACGTATAATACTCGCCATTTAATCCTGCGGGAAGTGAACCAGATGAAGTCGCCCAGATTGGCTGTGTTGGTCCTTGTACTTCAATACTAAATGTTCCGTCTATTATTCCAGATGATGTGTTAACAGCACGAATAACAAATGTTGAATCAACATCATCCGGAACTGATAGAGGAGTTCCATTAATAATACCAGTTGATGAGTTAAGATTCATCCCTGGAGGAAGACTACCACTCAATAAAGAGTAGGTAATGTTTCCAGCTGGCTGTGCCTCAACAGATACCGATGAGAATTGTCTTTCTGTGAGGGTTCCTAAAAACCCTGGAGCAAAACGCCAGGTTAATGCTGTCATTACATTCTTCCTATAGCTACTTCAATAATTCCCATTCCTGGGTCTGTTTTATCTGCTAATGCCTTACCAATGATAGTACCTACTGTTGGGTTCATTGCCTTAGTTGCATATCCTGGTGTAAGTGAAGTTGTTAGTAAATCTCCTTTACGTACAACACCGATAACCTTAACTGGTACACGACCTTGTAATGCTATACAAGCTGCTGTACCTGTAGATATACCTGCGTTCATTACATAAGCTGGATCAGTTGTTACAACACCTGCAACTCTTGAATCGTTACTTACTGCTGTTACAGTTACTTCAGCAACACCACCAAATATTAACACAGTACCTGGTTCGTAGAAATCATCTGATGTGTACCACTCTGCCAAGTCAGCGTATGTTGCTTGGAAAGTAGCACCGCTAGCTAACGTCCATGTACCATATACAGTAGCACCGCCACTAACTGAACGTAAGTTTTGTACAGTAATATCAAGTGTTGGCGATAGTGTAAATGTTGCTGTAGTTGAAGTTGACCCGCTTGAACCATTTACTAAAATCTGATTAGCCGAGCCAATTACAGTTGGAACACCTAACTGTCCTGTTACACTTATAGTTACAGTTCCTGTACCGCTTGTTGGGTTCAATGCAATATTAGGACCTGCAAGTAATTGTTGTACACCACCTGGAGTATAGTTAGCATAAGTTAGTACTGGACTACCTCCTACATATAACTGGCCGCCAAAGTACGCATCTTTTTGTACACCTAAACCACCGACAACATTTAATGCACCATTAGTTACAGTAGTAGCATTAGCTGTATTAGTGATTGTTGTAAGGTTGTTGATATTTGTCCAACCTGTATTTGCACCAATGCGGATCGCTGTACCAGCACCACCAAAGTTAATTGTAGTTGCTGTAGCATTTAACAAGTTGAATGAAGTATTAGTAGTTACTAATCCACCTGCAACATTTAAATTACTGCTGATAGTTGCTGTGTTAACAAATAAGTTACCCCAACGGAATCCTGACGAACCTAAGTTATAAGCAATATCAGTTGTCGGTGAAAGATTGTTTGCTAGGTTTAATGTTACCCATCCGTTAGTTGCGGCAAACAATGAACTATCAAAACTTGATAGACCTAAGTTAGCTTGTGTAATTCCTGATGAACTAGCACGAGTAGTTGCGGCATTCATAGCCAACTTACTTTGTTGGATAGCCGCATTATTGTTTACATGGTAGTCTGTAATTGGGTTAGCACTACCTTGACCACCGACTAGTTTAATAGTTACTTGATTGCCAGTACGTGCTAATGTTACATCACTACCGCCACCATTTGCAGATGATGTGTTTGTGATAGCAGCTGTATTGTTTGTTACATTAACAACTCTAGTTGCAGTATTATATACAGCAGGGTTAGTTGTTGTACTAACAGCGATAGGACCTGCAAACATTACTAAATCAGTATCAGTCGCTGTGCTTACTGAAACATCACGTAGCTGATTGAATTGACTTTGTTTATCAACGTAACGTTTTGTTGCGGCCTGCACTACAGGATCAATCGTAATAGTTGTTGATGGAGTGATAGTTGTTGCAATCGCTTGATTCAACGTGATAACTTTGTTTACATAATCAATCTGAGTGATATAGCTACCTGGAGTTATACCAGGTGCGTTAACTTGATTTTCTAATGTAACACCAGTTACAGTTGCTAAAGTGATTGTGAACAATCCGCTAACAGCTTGAGTAGTTGCACTAGTTGTAACTACAAATGGATCATTAGATAATTGTAGTGATCCAGTCATTACACCCCAGTTAGGAACGTGTGTAGAACCATCAACATCAAGAGCGGCAGTACCTGCGTTACTAATCTTAGTATCTGCATAGTTCTTGTTAACAGCGTCAGTACCATAACTTAGGCGCGGCGCAGCAAGGTTAACAATATTATGTGTACCCATGTCAATTGAGCCAGTCATTGGCAACACACCACTACGTGCTAAGAACTGTGGTCCTAATGGAGATCCAGCATAAACGTTACCGTTTTGGTCAATACCTAAACGTCTGCTGATATAGTTAACAACAGCTAGTTCAGTTGGAACAAATTGGTTAGTTGGACTTGATCCGTCTAATGTATCATCAATAGTAAATTGTGTAATAGCTGGTCCAAGATCTTTCTTCAAACTCAAACTAGTTAAGTTTGTCAAATCTAACGGAGCACTAATAGTAACTGTACCTTGTGATTGATCAACACGGAAAGCACTACCAACACGGAAGTTACCGTCTTGGTCAGTAGACACATAGAATACACGACCTTTGCCTACTTCAATTACTTCCTTAGTTTGATCAGGACTAATAATTGGAGGTCCGTATAAGTCGTTTGGAATACGAGTAGTTGCATAACCACCTGTACCTACGTCAACGAAGTCATGTCCTGTTACACGGCATAGAGAAATAATAACTGTGATTGCCGCAGAACCGTTGCTAGGTAAGCCAGCTTGTAAAGTCATTCCTGGTTTGATAGCAACAGCGATCGCTTGGTCGACATCAATTTCTGCCCATGTCTGGCCAGTTACGCTTGTGCTACGATATGCAAGGATCTTAAATTTTTGTCCGTTAACACCAAACTCATAATAGTAAGGAGTGCTTGCGGCTAAACCGTTTGCAATTCTTGCGGCACTCTTGGCATCTAAGTTACTGATTTGGAGCGTCTTAGATCCGACATTACCTGCGATATTGATGTTAGTTGGAATAATAGCACCAACGCCTGTAGTAGTTCCTGTTAGTGCAACAGTAGTAGTGGTACCAACCCAACCGGCGCCAGGAGTTACTGTAATGCCTGCAATATTACCTGCACCATTAATTTTTACGCTTGCAGAAGGTCTTACACTTGTAAATGTTAAAGTTGTACCACCGGCAACAGAAGCTGCGGTTGATACACTTAGACCAACGATCTGAGTAGTTGTATTAAAGAATGTTACAACAGTTCCTGTTGTAATACCAGTTCCGCTAACAACTTGTCCAACAACTGGAGTACCAGATGAAGTAGTCAATGCTAGGTATTGAACACCTGACAATGCACTACCTTGTGTACCGTTAACTGTCTTAGTAACGTTTTGTGATAATGTTGTTGTACTAATTGTTACAGTAGCGGTAGTATAGAGTGTACCTGAGTTAGCGATTGGAATATAATTTACACCTTGATTCTGTGTACTAAATGTGATGTAATTATAATTTTCGCTAGTGTATGAGAATACAGCGTTGTCAGTTTGTACTGAACTGTAATCAGTTACGTGATAGATTGTTGTAGGATCATCATTGAATGTTAGTACAGTTGCAGGACGACTAAATGCCGCTGGATTAAATCCATTCAACTTGAATACGTCAGTGGCACGTAGTACGATTGGAGTTGTGCTATCAACGTTATCAATCAACCCAACTGGACCGAATGTTATTTGGTAAACATACTTACCGCCTGATGTTAATGGATTTCCACTGCCATCTAATATTTGGCTTGCGGCATTAATTGTGTAGTTCTGGATAACACCGTGATGGTTGATTTCCATCTGTCCACTGCTGTATGGAGGGAAGCCTCCGTTTACTAAATCAACAAGGACATAAATTGTAGTTGCACCAAGAAGTGCTGTGTATGATGGAGAACTTACATAAGCACCAACAGCTTGTGTCAACGCATATGATAAGTTAGCTGCTGTCGGAACTTCATTAGGATCTGAACCTTCAGCACGTAGACCGTAGTCACCGTAACAGCTTGAACCTGTAGTAGAACGAATTTGTGAACCATTCAATGAGTAATACGATACATGGTTGTAGTATGTAAACATTGAAACGTTTTCAGCGAAGCCACCGTTATTAATAAAGATACCATAACCTAAATCGTTGACCTGTGTAAAGTCATTGGCCAACATACTACGGTTACCAGCTGTTTGTAATTCAATCTGTGCAGGTACATTATCTAAGAAGCCTGGAACTGGAGTTGGTACTGGTAATGAAACGTTACCATATACTACATTGTAACTGATATTGCTAGCCCAGTTAGTACCACCTGAAATAATTGTAGCTGATGTGATAGCACCAGTTACTGTATTAACCGCTGTTACTTGAGCTGTCGCTGTATTAACAGTAGTAGTTCCGATAGGATTAATTGTAATCGTTGTGCCTGTTGAATAACCTTGTCCGCCTGATGCAATATTAAATGATGTAATAGCACCACCTGTGCTGATCACAAGGTTGTTAATAACCGCACCACCGATAGTTACTGTTGGAGCGGTTGAATATCCAACACCTGGGAAAGTTATAACAAAGTTATAAACCTTACCAGCACTATTTGTTTGAACATAACCCTGGGCTTTTGATCCACCTACAGCAGTTGGAGAACTAAATGTAACAGGTATGTATGTTTGGTTAGGTTGGAAGCCGCCGATCAAATCAGTTACAACAGTTGCGCCTAAAGTCAAACCTCCAAGTTTAATTGGACTTAGATTTAATGTAGCTTTGTATGTTTGTTCACCTGTTGGTAAAATAACATCTGGAGTATAGTTGCTAAAGAAGTCAACTTCATAGCGTATACCATTTACATTAAAGAATGTTGGAACCTGTGGTCTACGTAATAGTCCGTTAACTGGGAACAGTATAGGAGTTGTCAGTGTTGAAGTTGTTGGAGTTGCTAGTACGTTACCAGCAAAGCCGTCACAGTACATACCACCTGCAAAACGTTGTTTAGCATTACTTTGACTAAATGACGAACAGGTCTGTGTGTAAGGTGATTTATTTTTAATCTGGCCAACAGGATCGAGAACTTCCATGAAGCCGCCATGGTTTTGACAGCTAACATAACGAACCATGGTTGCATCGTTCATTAAGAACACATCCATTTCGCTGTTTAGTTTTGGTAAGTTTAGATCTGCTTCCTTGTTTAGGATCTTGTTAATAACATTAACCATATCAGCAAGCACTACACCAGAGCCAGACTCTGCTGTGTATGTTGTATCAATAGTTTGTGTTACTGTATTCTGATATAAGGTTACGCTTTGATTCTGTATGATCTGTTGTGAAAGTGTGCCAATGAACGCAATGGCAGCGGTAGTTGTAGTCAACTCTCCAGACTGTACAGCGGTTACGTTAGCATATGAATCACCTGCGACTGTACTTTGTCCATAACCACCGTAGGTTAAGTCGTATACTAAACTATCAACAATTAATCCTGCGTCACGATAGCATAACACTTGATTGTATTGGAAGTTAGTTCCAGAAGTAATCGCATTAACATACGCAACAGTCTGTGCTTGAATAAACTGTCTATTTTCTGTTAACAATGCAGCCGCACTTGCGTATCCGCCGTAGTTGGTTTGTGTGTTACCAACGTTAATTGGACGGCTTGGATCACGTAGATAGTGATAACCAAAGTTATATGGTTTGTAAATTGCCCAGCTACCTGCTGGAATAGAACTAGCACTAGTCAATCCGTTGTTATCAACAGTAACAGAAAAACTACTTCCGTTGACAGCGGTAATAACACCTTGTCCGCCATTACCAACAAACATGAAGTTTGTTAGTGTAGATGATACTGTACCTGTACTTACAGCAACAGTGATGCTACCATTACTACCAGTTAAGGATACTGATGCGTTTGCTATGCTTCCTGTGCTAGCATAGTTAGTTCCGCTGTTAAGTGCGGCAATCTGTAGTCCGTCAATCTGTGTATCACGTTTGAAATATGTGTTAGCCCACTTACTTCCTGATGCACCGTATGCAGGACGAATAATACAACGGCGGAATTCATCACCGCGGATAGAAGTATTAGGTGGAAGTTTAATTGGATACTGTTCGTAGTATTCACCTGACTCTAAAATAAGACTAATCTGATATGAACTTACGTTGGTATTATAAACTACTTGTTCGTTTGCCTGTAGGTCGCCTGAATAAACGTGCCATGTGCCGTTTGAAATAGTTCCTGAAGTAGGTGCTCCTGAAGTAAATTCTACAACAAAAGAATCGTGATAGTTACCTTGGAAGTCAGCTGTTGATTGTACACTTACGATCGTACCGTTTGGAACCCCTGTATCAGTATAGAACTGATAGCCTACCCAGAAATCAGGGATAGGTGCAGTTTCTAAACTGACGAATGTAAATGCTACAGTACCAGAGTTTAGTGGATTGCTGGCAATGATGTCTGTGTTGAAGCCGATAGCGTAATCAACATATTGGATGGTGTATACTTCTGGAGCGCCACTAAATGATGATTTAGCAATATTTTCAATAAGTGCAAGAGCGCCGCTTTCGACACCTTGGATATATTGTCCAGGGAAAATAGTGTAGTTACCTGGAGACACAGAACCGAATTGGTCTGATCCAACAGTTCCTACATTTAAATTTAATTGTGTTAGTTTGCTTCCACCGTAGTTGTTTACAGTAGAACTTACAGTAGCGGCCTGCCCGTTGGCATAGGTAATTAGACGTGCATAATCACCAACTTCAATTTTGGCTGCATTTTGTAATGCTTCTGCATAACGTGCCGCTTTGTTGATCGTAGCAAACGCATATTGGCTATTACGGCCACGTCGTCCGCTTGGTACTGTTGGCTGATAGTCGCTACCTTTAGTGTTAACATAGATGTTGTTATCACTCCAATAGGTATTGTTGTCAACGTACCCCATGGTAGCGGCTGTTAAGTAGCTGTCACCTGAATTTGGATTTCTAAATAATTGTAATGCACCAGTCATTTGTCCAAATGATGTATTAGTAGATCCTGTAGCAGGATCAATCGCACTAATACCAGCTAATGATACTTTACCATCAGCATAGGCTTTGTTGACTAAGTGTGTTGAACTTGTTGCTGTAGTTAATAAACTAATATTTTGGCGAAGTGTGCTACCGCCAAATACTGTGCTAGTTGTTGGAGGAATTCCGCTTTCGTAAACATAGTTACTATCGCGATTTAAGAAGTTGTCATATATCCAGCGTCTTGTAACTAAGTCTTGATCAGCAGCTGGATTGGCAAAATCTACAGCTCTGTAAGTATAGTTTCCGCTTAGATTTGCGGATAAAGTAGGATTTGGATCTGAACTTAGTGAACTTCTATTGTTAGTTAACGTAATAGTGCCAGCGGCAAAGTCGTAGTTAATACCAATTCCAGTACCACCAACGATTGTAGCTTGGGTTACAGTTGTACCTAATGCGTCTGTTAATAAGACTGATTGTGTATTATATCCGGTAGGACCATCAGAAAAACCACCTTTGATTCTTAGTCCATTTCCTAGTCCTGCTACGTTAAACAGGGTATCGAAGTTTGTGTTTACTTTACTAAATGCGTCACGTATACTGTCACCAGTACCGTCGTTTGATTGACTACCTACGTTAATATATTCTTTATTTGCCATTGATTCGCTCCGAGCGGGTTACTTTGTGTTATTTACCAAAGATTTTTGTAACCACAATGTAAATAATCAATGTTCATCACAACAAAGAAAATAACCACTGAATATCAGCGAGCTAGCAAACTAGGTAAGGTTCATAGCCACAAAAGGGTAAAGACCATTGTAGTATTTCGCTGTGATAGCTGTAATGAGCTGTTTGAAAGACCGCAAGCAAAGATGGAAACTAAAAGGCGCAGTAATGCCTATTTCCATTGTTGCTCTAAGTGCGATTCAAAGCGTTTTGCCCAGCGTAAGGGCGTAGAGCGCAGATTTATCTGGGATAAACCTGCAAGTAGTACAGATGATATTAGTAAACTTTAGTCTACTAACAGTTGCTCAACTTCTTCTTTAATTTCTGAATTTTGTAGTATGTTTAGCACTGCTTTTCTGTGGGCAGAAATTAGTAGAGCTTTAGCATCTGCTTTTGAAATACCGCGGCTCTGTAGATAGTAAACTTTATCATCTTCCAAAGGGTTAGTAACAGTTGCGTTGCTGACATTTGATGTTGATGTATGATTGTATACTTCAGGGACACTTTGACAACGGCCTTCATCACCTGTGATTAAGTTTTCGTTTTCAATGCCAACTTGCGAGTAGTTTGCGTCAGGGAATATGTTGATCATTGATTGGAATACTGTTTGACTATTCTTTCCAGCTTCTGATACAAAATATTGATTGCTAACACTATAAGGACCTTGATGCTCTATTTTAGTAATAAATTCAGAGTCGCCACCTACATCATTATGAGCATATCCATAAGCATTAAAATTAGCACCATCATCAAGGATTACTTGGAAAATATGTTTGTTTAGTTTTCCGCCCTTAATAAATGCACCAAGATTAATATGCCCGCCCTCACGTACACGGATGTCGTAAAGGAATACTTGCTGTAATTTATCGCTAGCTTCGTTAATAATAGTGACGTCTAGTTTAGCGTTCTCACGTACATCAATACGCAAGTGCTTGGCCAGCATTTCTTTTTCTGTAGGTGTTTGGCGTAGAATAATCTTATCAGTTTTATCTTGACCTAATTCTATCAAGTTAGCATCGATTAATTTAAATTCTTTCTCAAAATATTGTTCTGGAGTAAACGCCCAATCCGGATCACCTTTAGTTGCTTTTAGAAAACTCTGGATACCCATCTTTAATGATCCTTTTATATAATTCTGCATCGCCTGATAATTTAATCTCTCCCTCACTCATTACATGAACATGTGTTGGTTGAATAATATCTAGGAATTCTTGATTGTTAGTAGTAATTATGCCTGCTCGTTCTGGTGTGATATAATCTTTTAGAAACGCAGCCATTAATTGTACTTCTTCTGCACTTGCGTTTACATCAATTTCGTCAATAAGCACAAGCGAAGGTTTTGATAGATACATGTGTACAAGTTCAGCACGTTTGGCTTGGCCCATGTTCATTTCAAAACCGGTAGGATGTTTTGCTCCGTGATCAAACCCTAAGTCTAGCACCATACATGCTGTAGTATAATCTAGATCTAAATTTTCTGTTCCACTGTATAGCCTGCTAACGATTTCCCAATTTGTTAAGTTATCAAACTCTGGAGGAAATTGCCAACCAACAAAGATACCTAGCTTTGCTCGCTCATCAGTTTCTAAGTCGTGTATTTTTTTCTTGTTAAATGTAATGGATCCATCTACTTGTTGTATATTTGGATGCCCTAGTATTGAATGTAGTAGTGCTGATTTTCCACTAAACTTAGGTCCCATGACAGCGTGGATTTCTCCTGCTTTAACTTCTAAGTTTATGTCTTGTAACATTGACTGGCTTTGTGATGCTGCTGATAGTTTTTTTATTTTAAGCATAGATTAAGTATACTGTATTTTATAGTTTAAATCAAGTTTTTATTACTAGTCTGTTATTGATCACAGACCAATCTATGATCTTCCATAAGTTATTCAAGTAGCCTGCTTTGTCTGCTTGATAATCTAATGCCCACGCATGTTCCCACCAATCAACTAATAGTAAGATATCTTTTTTGATTTCGTGATTTTTGATTGTTTTAAGTTCACCGTCATTTGACAGATATACCCAACCACTACCCTGTATAGCCATCGCAGTCTTTTCAAATTCTTTTTGAAACTTATCCCACGATTTAAAATGCTGTTCAATAAGCTCTAATATAGCACCATCTGGTTTGTTTGAACCTTTTGGTGATCTAAATTGGCTAAAGTATACTCCGTGTAAGTATGCGCCTGCTTCATTGAAATCTAAGTCACCTTCTCCTGCATTATATCGATCACAGTAGGTTTTATATAACTTGCCGTAATGATAGTTCATAGTTTGCTTGCTCAGGCTTCGGCCCAGCCCATCTAAAGGATACTCTAGCTTAACACGCTCTAGTGTCTTTCCTAATCTACCTTCAGTTATTTGTCTTATAAAGTTATACATAATGTTAAATAGTTTGTTGAGTGGTTAACAGGGCATCCAAGGACCCCTAACTACGAACTTTCCCTGTTTTTGCGTAGTACAGCTAATGTGGCTTAAAGGTAAATTGGCGCTCAACCTTTTTATGTTACTGTGATATTTATTGACTTAAATAAAGTATACATTTAAAGGAGATTCCAAATGGAATTTATTGTTATTGGTTTAGTAGTATTGGCAGGTTTGTATATTGCATTCCGCCCAAAGAAAGTAGAAGTAGAAGTTGCTCCTTATAAGATTGAAGCAACCCCAGAAGTGACTGAAGTTGCTGACGTAGCAACTCAAGCAATGGTAGAAAGCGTTACTCCAGCTAAAAAGCCACGTGCTAAGAAAGCACCAGCTAAAGCAACAGCCTCTAAGAAGCCAACTGTTAAGAAAGCTACTACACGTAAGCCTAAAGCAAGTTAAGCTCTTTTGCTTGCTTGGCAAGTGCGAAACTAGCTAGATTTTTAGCCTTGCTTTCGCACTGGATATCAAACTTATCCAAGAAACTCAGTGCCCATTCATTAACATCTCTATTCCAATAGAAATTAGAATGAGCACGGAGTTTTTGTTTTTTGTAACCTCGCTCTAACAGCAGGGCCATTTCGGGCCTAGTGGGATGTTCTCTAATATCCAAGACATCTTCTCTAGATACGGAGTAATGGCAAGCAGGGCGCACACCACGCCAACTATCAACAACCTTTTGTACTCTTTGGTCAGTAGGATCGATGTATTCTCCTTCCCTGATCCAATGATGGTGTATATCAAGCACAATAGGGACAATATCAGAAATAGATAAGCAGTCATCTAACCCCCAAGAGTTTTCTTCGTTTTCGATTGTAATACAGTTACGTGCTTCTGGACTTAGTTTTTGGTACGCTCTGCGGATGCCTTCTGGTCCTTGACGTCCGGCGATATGCACGTTGATTTTGAAGTCTTGGAAGTTTCTTCCGTACCCCATCCAGCGGGCCATGTCTGCGTGGTATTCAAATTCTGCAATCGACCGCTCGACAATTCCTGGGTTATCACTTGCCAACACAGTAAACTGCCCAGGATGAAAAGAAAGCCGCACACCGCGATCGCGAGCAATATCACCCACTCTCTTAAAGTGGGTTTCGGCGTATGAAACAACGTCAGGTTTACGCCAATAATCAGCAAAATCAGCGTGAGTATAAACAGGCAGGATGTCGCTGCTAATCCTAACCATGCGAAGAGAAGGCTCAAGCTGCCCGACACGCTCTACTAATAATCGAGTTGCCTCGATATTGCCTACCATTAGGTCCCATAACTTTTGCTCCGCTACATCCCTTGTTTGTCTATTTAACCAAGCGACAGTAGTTGTACCGGTGTTATATTTCTTTGCTGTGTCAGTTTGTTTGATCCCGTCAATTTGGCTAGGACCATCGATCCATTTACAACAAAATCCAATGCGTTTAAGTGTCTGTGTCATAGTACTATTATAACACAGACTTTGGTAAAGATCAACCTTCGTATGTAGCGGAATTCGCACCGTGCTCAAATACTTCTACGCTTTTTACACGCACACTTGGATTGATTGGATAACGCATATTGCCAGAAGCTAGCAATTCAGCCATTTTGTCGTATGCCATTTTGGCAAACATTTCGCAACCAACAGCAGGTACAATACGTAAATCACAGATGCCTTGACGGCGGAATGGTTCTACTTGTACACGTTCTGGGTTACTATCATGCTCTGGATTTGAACTCCAGCCTGACATTTCTTTGAATCGATCTAGCATTGGGTCATCTTCAGCAATTACCAAAGTATGATCAAACATATGATCTGCCCACTCTTTAAATTCTTTGAGTCCGCCAAAGTCCATACACCAGTTTTTGTCATCTAGTGTATCACATTCAAAGATTAATTTGATGCCAATTGAATAACCGTGTAGTGTTGAGCAGTGGCTATGTGTGGCACGCCATTGTCTAAAACAGCATGATAAGCCGCGATCGTTTCCGTAAGTTTTTGTTGAGTAAAATTTTGCCATTGTAGTCTCCTTAAGATTAGCAATGGCGGCAGAGTTTATATTGCGGGATGACGCCTAGACCGCATAGTATAATTATATACTCTTATTTACTGTTGTCAACTACTTCGGTAAGTTTTTTACGTCTTCTCTAATTTCTCTAATACACTTTACGAGATCGTGTAGTATTTCAGATTCTTCTCGACGATGGCTTATAAGGCGGTGTACTATCTTCATAGTCCAATACCACCATACTACCGTTATTGCTGCGCCTAACCCTATTATGATCCAGAATGCGTTTGAATTTTGAATGATGTTGCGATCTATAAAAAATACGACTATAATTGTCGCGACAACTCCGCTTAACAATAACCATAGTTTATGTTGAAAGGTTAAACGGTTTACTTCTTCAAGATGTTTTGTAATTTTATTCATATTAATTTCCCTAAATTGAGCCTAAATGTGCCTGGTAGAATTTTGTTCTACAATAATAATTATCTAGGCTCAATCGGAAATTAAATTATGATACAATTTCGTCTGGACGCTTTTCAACGATCTGATCTGCAAGTCCGAACTTAACAGCCTGTTCTGCACTTAAGAATGTATCAAACTTCATGGTAGCAAACATTTCGTCATAAGTTTTGTTTGCGGTATTATGACGTACATACAATTCTGTCAAGCGTTTATTGATGCGTTGACTTTCTTCATAGGCACGTTTTGCATCTTCGAATTCAAGTTCTTGTACATGGACACTACCGCTAGTACCAGGAGTACCTGAGCTAACACGATGGATCATTGTACGTGACTCTGGCAAGACAAAACGCTTGCCCTTGGCACCTGCTTGTGCTAGGAATGATCCCATTGATGCCGCCTGCCCCATGACATAGGTCGCTACATCTGGTTTAATAAATTGCATAACATCATAGATGCTTAATCCTGCTGTTACTAGTCCACCTGGACTATTGATATAAAAATTGATGTCTTTATCAGCATCTTCTGATTCTAAAAACAACATCTGGGCTACAATTAAGTTAGCAGAGTTATCATCCACCGGTCCGTTTAAAAAGATAATACGCTCTTTCAACAAGCGACTATAAATGTCATAAGCACGTTCACCGTTACTTGACTTTTCAACTACCATTGGTACTAAATTCATGCGTAAATTTCCTCTTCTAGATATCGTTTTAGTTCTTTGTCTGTCGGCTCAACTGAGTAGTTCTGCTTAAAGAAAATCTCGTAGCTGTCACTACCATATTTGCCAATTCCATATAACATTGTAGCATCATCGCCGTCCCATGTCAAAAAGTCCTGGCTCATTTTCATCAAGCGAGTATATCGCACGTTCATCATGCCTAGCGGTTCGATAATGCTTTTAACAAACTCTTCATCTGCTTTGAGCAGAGCATACGGAGTAGGAAACCAATATAAGAATTCTGGCAAAGTTGTCTTAACAGGTTTTCGTCCTGTTTGGTTTAACATAATGACGCCCACCATGTGCTGCCAAGCGCCATCTATTTGTTGTTGGACCATTAGGTCATCGCGAAGTGGCTTAAACATTTTCTTCTAGAAATTTTTGGGCGTCTTCTTTGGTGTACTCACCTACTTTAACTTGGTCAATGAACGCTTTTAACATCTTGTTCATCCAATCATTAAAAGTCATGTTTTCAGCATGTGCGGCCTTGAACGCAAACATCAGCAAGTCATCTGGTAAGTCTAACGGAACACTGATATCTGTGCTGTAATCTTCACCAGCCTTGATAGCTAGGCATTTTTGGATAAAGTCGTCAACAACTTCTAAATCAACATAGTTGACATCGTCCCATGCTTGATTGGCTAGTTCACTCTTGTGTTCAGCTTCTTTACGATGCTTTTCAACAAACTTGGGATTGATCATACGATAAGCACGATCATTTGTATAGTCGCATACACTTACTTCGTATACCTTTTGGCTTTTTGTACTAAAAATAATGTTAAAACTATATCCGCCCTTGCCGTGGACACCATTCCAACTGTCCAAACAATAGGCATTGTGACCATAGCATTGCCAACCGTACTCACCACCTTCAGTGATCTTATAGTCAACTAATTCCATCCATTCTTTCATTGTAATCATTCTTCAACTCCAAAATGTAGTTTAATCTTCTTGCTATTCTTTTCAAATTCTTTTAAGGCCAAATCGCTCGTGTAACATTCTTCCGTCCACAATGACTCAGCACATTCCTGCACAATCAA